AGAAGCACCACCTGTAGTTGTATTAGAACTTACAGATACGTCTCTTGCAACTTTAGCACTCCAACCTTCAACAGTGTCAGCGCTTCTGATAAGCATGTCTAGGATTTCAAGGTCAATTTCCATTGAAATGTACTCACTTAAGATTGAAGTTAATTCTGCTTCAGCATCAATTGAGTGGTAAGCATTCAAGTCTTGAGCGAACTCAGGAGTCCATTGTGCTTTCAATTTACGTGTTTTAGCAGCAACTGTGTCAGATCTTAACTGAACATTGATTTCAGGAATGTCGATACCTGGAGTTCCAACATTAAATGAAGTGTCTTCAAAGTCACCTCTGTCATTCAAGTTGTCTGGTCCTTTTTGGTATGTTACAGTAACATTACCTAAAGTAGTGTCAGCAGCATCTTGTTCAATAACAAACTGTAATTGTCCTCCTTCAATTCTTGTAAATTGTGGGAAGAAGTTTCCTGCTGTAAAGTTAGCACTACAGCCTACTGAAAATGCTCTAATTCCTTCAGGATCAAAGTCAACTAATGAAGCTGTTGGGAAAGATAGTGTAACAACCTTTTTACCACCTATAGCATTAAAGTTACCCGCTTTTGAAGATGAGAATTCAGTATCTAAGTTCAAAATACCTGTAAAGTCAGCTGATTGTGTAGTAGCAGCTGTAACACTTGCAGCACCAGCAGCTTGAGCTAGTAATGATGAAGTAGTTTCTGCTGAGTAACCAAACTCACCAGCACCGTAAAGACCTTTACCGTCTGCTGACGCATCGTTAGGTACTTCGTTTAGTCTTAAATCTGAAGAAGCACCATAAAGTGATTCGTTAGATGTTTTAAATCCTGTAGCATCTGATGATCCATATTGGAAGTCAAGATAGAAAATCAAACCTGCAGGTAGATTCATTGGTTGAACCGATACTAAGTCTTTAGCAACGATTTCACCGAATACTCTTCGTACTAATGGAAGAGCAACACCAGCCCATGCTTCTGAATTACCAGCGCTAATTGATGTACCAGTTCCCGTTGAGGAAGCCTCGTTTACCAATTGTTTTGCTTGGTTTTCCAAAAGAATCGCCATGTTGTTTTTGTCTGTAGAAGATTCAATTCCTTCTAAAAGTCCTGATTTACCCCACTTTCCAGCTAATTTGCCAGCTTGGTCTTGAAGAACTTGATAAGGAGATGCACCTTCTAGTAAATGATTTACATTGTCCATTTTGTAATTCTTTTTTAAGTTAATAATTATTCATTAATTTTAATGTTTGCTAATTTTTGGAAACGATTTACCATATTAGATGATTCTGAAATTACCTCTTTTTTAGGAGCGGTAGATGTACCTACTGCTTTTGAAGCCATTCCAATACCTTCTTTTAATGATTTCGTTTTGTTTTTAAAAGACGCTTTCTTTGCATTAGCAACAGTGAAAGTATCTTTAATAGTTTCGTATATTAACTTAGCTTCTTTAGCTGATTCAGCTTTATCTAAAGTCTCAACAACACGTAGTTTTTGAGATTCATCTAACTGATTTGCTTTGAAAATTCTGTTAACATAGAGTAATTTAGAGTTTAAAAGATTAACTTCGTTAAGTTCAGCACGAACTGTTTCTAAAGCTGCTTTAGTTTCCTCAAGCTCTTTTTCTACAGCTTCTTCTGCACGGCCACCGCCTGTAATACCAGCACCAGCACCTGTTTTGCCTAAGAAATTAGCTACTCCTTTCAGTTTGTTTCCACCAGCATCTTTAATAGCTTTCATTAAGCCTTCTTTACCACCTGCTGCTTGAAATGCTACCGTTGAAACCCCTAATAAGGGTATCAATGCAGCTACAGCTGTTGATAGGTCTTCTTCTAAAGTTACGGCTTCATCCATGTCATCTTTAGCTTCACCAAAGTCGCCTTCGTCAACGTCTTCTTTTTCTTCTAAACTTTCAATTTCTTTAAGAAGAGAATCTAAATCAAAATCTTCGTCTTCCATTACATAGTCAGCTTTGTAAGTGTGATTTGTTTGCACATCATCTGCTTTGTAAATTGGACGACCCATTTCGTCTAGTTTTTCTTCTTCCATGTCGTCTTTAGCTTCTTTTTTAACGTCGTCTTCTTTACCTTCTTTAGCAGCGTCTCCAGCGTAAGTATCTGCCTTAGTTTTTATTTTCTTAGGTTTTCCAGCTACTGTACCTCTGAAAGGTCCACTGTCTTGACTGCCTTCGTTTACGTCGTCATCATGTTTAGCTTCTTCGACTTTTTCTTCATTAGCTTCTTCGCCTTCTTCTAATTCTAATTCACTTAGTATTTCTTCCAAATCAATTTCCTCATCTAGATCTTCTTCCATTTCTTTTTCTTCTTTTTCCATGCCTACGGTTTCATCCATGTCTTCTTCGTTGTACATAGTTTCATCCATGTCTTCTTCGTTGTACATAGTTTCATCCATTTCTTCATCCATCATTTCTTCGTCCATGTCTTCAGAAAGTCTGGCTGATAGCATAGATTGAAGTTTCGGTGTGAAAGCTTCTTCTAGTGCGGCTTTTGCATTTGCAAGTGCTACTTCACGAACTGCTTTAGCGTCAGCGATAGCTTCTTTTAAAATGTCCTTTGCCATTTGTTTAATGTTTTTTCTCTTTCGAGTCTCGTTAATAAATTGTACGGGAAATAAGGATATTAGGATCCTTAATAAAGGGGTTATTATAAGTCAGGGACGGCTTATTAAGAAGTCCGTATGTTCTGAACATACATATATAAAAAGGAGGAAAACCAAAAAAGGCGCCATAAGGCGCCTTTCCTGGATTATTTAGTAAAAAACTTATTTCTTGTTTACAAAGAATGATGCAATAAGAACTAGTACTACTAATCCTACAAATCCGCCATTACCTAATCCTTCTACAAGAGTAGTTAAATTAGCAATTACGTCCATTCCAAACACTGTTCCGCCTGTTAAGACTTGCCAAAGAATTGTTACAGGAATAGCTGCTAAAAATAGCGTTGCTAAACCACCTAAAAATCCTGTGACTAATGAAAATGCTTTTTCCATGATTGTTGATTTAAAAAGTTAATAATTAAAATTTAAGACCTACACCTAATTGTAAATTAGTTGTCTTAGCCGCTGTATTATAAACCACTTTAGGATCTACAAATACATTTTTGTGAAACGTAAACATTTTACCTGCACCGATACACAAATTATCAGTGTTTAAACCTGTAGTTGAAACATATGCAAAGTATCCTTTGTGGAAATATCTTGCATGTAAATCAACTCCCATATCTACTGTAGAGTCTGCTTGTGAAACATTAACACCTACCATGATGTCATCAGTTACAGCATATCCTACTGTTGGGCTTACGGACCACTCAGTCCATGATTTGTTAGAGATATCACCGGCACCAACGTACCAATCCCCTTTTTCCTGTGTTTGTGCGTTTACTCCAGCTGCTACTAGCAGTCCTAAAGATAAACTTAAAATCAATTTTCTCATAATTTAAAATTTAGTTAACAATATGAGGGACCTCTCCCCCGTTATTTGAAAGAAAACTATAGGCAGGAAATTCCTATAATCCCTTTCGGTATTTTCAAAGTTTTATATATAATAAAGTATTTTTAGGTATCCAAATAATTTTGGTTAAGATTTAACATTTACACATACCTGTGTTATCACAGATAATATCACGTATAATGTTATTTACGTTTGTATATTTGTATTCTGGTACTTGTATTTTACCTTCTTGTAATGCTCTACCTACTGGGGTCATAAATGCACCATGTGTTGAAGGGGTAGAAACAAAATCAAAACAAAGTAATTCAAAATCGTCTTGTACTTCTACAGTTCCACCTGCTCCTTCTTTTACTGAACCCATACCTCTAGAAGAAATACCAACTGTAATGCCTGAGGCAAACAATGCTTGTAATATTTTTCCAGCGGGTGTAGGTAATATTTCTACTTCACCATAAACATCATCACCTACCATTTTAACTTTAGTAACGTTATGTGATACGTTTTGTAAGTTTATAACTGAAGATTCTGGGTGATCTAATTCACCTAATGCTCTTTTTTCTCTAACAGGACCCTCAATATATTTATTGATTTCTCTTTCTAATATTTCTTTAGGATAAACTCTACCATTTTGGTTTTTAGCTTCTGCTCTTTGAATAACACCCTTTACCGTTAGGGGTCTATTTTCTTTTAGTGTAGCTTCTGCTAACTGTCTGTCTACGTGAAATGGTCTGTATTCTGTTAATAGCATAATTAATCGTCTTTATTCTTTTTTTTAAAAGCTTTAGGTGTGGCATATCCCATACCTGCGCCAGCATTAAATGAAGCACCCGTACCTGTCATACTTGCTTCGTTTGCTTTTTTAGCAGAAAAATGTTTTTCCATTATTTTTTCTACTGTTTCGTAATCTTTTCCTTCGTCTGTTTTTTTCTTTAGTTTATCTAAAAATTCTTCTACAGTTTGTTTTAAAAATCCAGGTTTATAATCACCAGCATGATGTTCATTCACACCATCAAAATCTCTTTGTTTTAAAGCAGCCATAATAGCAAATACAGCATCTTGCTCTGAGTAACTATATTTTTGAGCTATTCCTTTAATAAAACGATTTACCATTCTAGATACTTCAGGGTTAAGTGCTTCATTTATAGTTTCTTCTTGTTCAACTAAACGTTGTTTAGCTTGCCAATCGTGTATGTTAAATGGTTTACTCATAATTTTTTCTTACGTGTGTTCTAAACTTATTAAATAAATCTTTTAAATCTACAGATAGATTATATAATACCATATCGTTAGGATTTTCTTCTGATAATTTAA